CAGACAACCATATTGAACCCATTGGTGCTTTAGAACAATCTATATCAGTTTTAATAACTGGGACAACTAAACTTGTGCAAACTACTTCGTCGTTTATCAAGGTAAAATATTAACCCCCACATATCCCATTTTACACGTTCACGGCTGTATTCGTGATTTTACAAATTGCGTTTGGAGATACGACTTGACAAACTCCAAGTTCAAAAGCACGGATAGTTTTCTTTATTCCTGGGTCTTCTATTGTTTTAGTTGTTAGAGGTGTGGCTTGTTTCCAAGTTGCTCCCTCTTTTGCAATTACAACTAAAGCTCCTGAAGCACTAACAGCGTTAGATACTTTTATTGTAAGATTACATATTTTCCCAACATTACCATTTGAGATTATATCAGCTTGTTTAAAAGTTGGAGAATTTATAATTTTAGTGTTCTGCAATAAGTTAGCATAATCAGTTGGATTTACAACTAAGTAAGTTGAGCCGTTGTCTGGATTTTTATTATCTTTATAAATTTCTTTCTTAGCATACAATAAATCTTTTATTGGGTTTTGGTTTGCAGTTGTTGCATTGTCCCACTCGTAACCAACAGCAATAGCGACGCTGTTTCCAGCTCCGTCTCTTAAAGCTGTAAAAATTTGACTATCAACAGCGTATGCAACTGCCCTACTAATTTTTAGTAAAGTTCTTGCAATCATAGGAATATTATTCAAAAGTTCATCTTCATAAGAGATAACTCCCTCACAACCATATTTTTCTATGTATGAAGAAAGTTTAGTCCAACTGGCCTCAGCATAAGGCAGGTTCGCCAAACGTGGCACACCTTTCACGGGTGAGTTTGCATTTGTTAGTTCAGTATTAGTTTCTCTATAATATGTCTCAACCCACGCAGAAGAACTATCAACCATACAAAGTTCTTTCATTACGAACTCCATATTAGCAATATCTTTCACAATCTTATCAATATTTTCTGCACGAAGATTAATTTCACCAGTTGTATTTGCCATTAGATTATACTCCCTACAGCTACCTGTATGACTTCAGAACTTGCACCAGCCTCAAGAGCCTTTCCTACTATTGCACCTGAGAGTAATTGTCCAACAGAACTTGCACTAACAATAAGATTTGTTCCGCTCATAATAACTAATTCACCAGCCATACACGTTGCATTAAGTGCCATAGTTAATTCAAAAATTCCAGAAGTATAGCAAGAAATATCAGTGCTACCATCAACACCAGTTTTTTCAAAAGCAACAATGCCAGCAAAAGGGTCTCCTACACCAATATAAGAACCAGAAGCTGTCTTAGGGTCTGCTAATTTTAAAAGCTGTCCCTTTGTAAAAGAAGCACCAGAAATACAATTGTATCTTCGCACATTATACGGATATGTTTCAATTATTACTGCTTCGTTAGCCATAAATAAATATCATTTGCCTATGTATTTAAGGGTTTCGCATACTTACTAATCTTAAACTTTTCTCTAACTTCATCAACAAAAGGATTATATCTGTTGCTTATTTCTGTTTCTGCGTCTAACATTCCATAATTAAGCCACCACCAACCAAGAAAATAAGCAAAGATTGAATAAATCATAGTAAAAATTATAGTCCATTTTAAGTTGTCCCCCTGAATATTCCAACCTATCCCGAGAACCATAAGAGCCTTTGTTGGATAGTTTAATGTTCCGTAACCAGTATCAAAATATCTTTTATGAAGTGCAAACTTTAAAAATTTCATATTCCCTCAACGCCGTTTGGTGTCTCATAGTCTTCTTTCATACCGATAGGAATTACGCTTAAATTCTGTCTCCAAACTGGCATAACCTTATCTTTTGAATATTCTCCAATAGGTTTCAATCCTAACATTTTTCTCAATCCAGAAGCCATAAAGTTAAGCCATTTCCATATCCCCTTTTCTCTTGCACCCTCGTTTAGTGGGTCTTCTCCGAATAGAGTTGTATAGATTAAATCCTTATGTTCCTTAGGAAATGCAACCTCATAAAGTTGGATTGGTCGCACACTTAGTTGAAGTGAGCAATCTTGATATGGGTCTTCTTTCTTTGCTCTCCATTTGAAAGGAAGATATTTTCCGTTTAAATCATTGATAAATCTCTCAACGTCCCACATATGCCCGCGAACTATAAAGTATGTTTGCATTATTTAAAATAGGTTAGCATATAAGGGAATTTGTCTGTAAGTTCCTTTAGTGCGTCTGCATTTAATTGAATATCTAAAAGTTTCTGTGCTAAACTCACAGCAGTATTAAAGCAAGAACCCCAACCAAAACCATAACCAACAATCATACCAATAAGAAAAGTTATAGTCATAATAATGATAAATTTATATTTACCGATATGAATTATCATCTTCGCAGTTTTCCGACAGCGTCCATTATTTTATCTCTATAAGCCTTATCTTCTGCGTCTGGGTCTATAGTTGCTGGAATAGAACCAGCCTGAGAACGTCCCCCAAGTAAAGCCTGAGCCTTAAGATTTTCCTCTCTTTGAACTATTGCTAAATGTTCAGCGTTTGCTTTCTCTATTCTTTCTGCAACAGAACGAGCCTGCTCAATCATTGTTGCTGTTGATTGTTCGGGTGTAGGTGTAGTCTTGATTTCTTCAACCATAAGAATATTAGTAGGTGGTGGTATTTAAACTTTATGGAAAAAGTAAAAACTCAAACTGAGCTTTCTTACTTTTAAGTGGTGGCATTTTAACCTTAAACTTTCTTGCGAGTTCAATAAAGAAATATATTGCAGAAGATATAAACGCACTTTCTAAACTCTGAAAAGATAAACTTCCTAAGGATAGGCAAGCTGAGAAATAAACAAGTCCGAAGACAATTAAAGCTCTATAAAAGGTTTTTATGCAAAAGTCTAAGTTTGAGTTTTTCATATTGTTGGTAGGGTTGTTTCGGTTTGTGTTTCTTCTGGATTTTGAACTGCAATATCGCTTATAATTTTTGTTTTATCAGGCATAGCCATAGAACTTTCAAACTCATATTCATACGTTTGATATTTTCTTTCCCAATCATATATTCTTCCTAAGTCGTCCATAGAACGTGAAAGTGTCTCTCCAAACATAGCGTCTTGTTGTGCTTCTATTTCTCTTTTTGCTTGTTGAACTCTTGCGTATTCACTATCCCAGTTTTCCCTAAGTTGTTGTTTAGATAGTGTTTGAGCATTTGCGTCGTTTATTACGGCTTGCATATTTTTTGTTGCGTCTGAAAACTGGCCAATAGATGTTTTAACTTGATTTTTTCTTGCAGAGCTTTGAGATAAATAATAATAACTAAATGCACCAGCACCAGCACCTACAACAGCACCAGTTCCAGCACCAATAGCCGTTCCAGCTGGACCGAATAAAGAACCAACAACAGCCCCAGCCTTTGCACCAGTAGCACTACCCCCCAAAGTTGCAGAAGTCAAACCTAACCCACCCAAAGCACCCATAGTTTTAGGCTCTATATCGGGTCTTAATGGTAAGGGTTTCATAAATGGGGGTTGCTCAGGGGTTGGATTTAGTCTTTCGTTTATTATAGCTTGAGTTTTTTCTGTTGGGGTTGTTTCTCTTGTTGCTGGAGAACCCTCAGATTGATGAAGATATAAAGAGCCGACTTCTGCTGGTGTTAGAGTTATTGTTTTGCCACCAACCTTTCTTATTTCTCCGCCGTTTGGTAAGACTTCAATAGCATTTGGGTCAGGTTTAAAATCAGGGTTTATTGTTGGGTATACCCTATTTGGTTGTTCTGCAAAACTCTTTGATACAACTTTTCCATTTTCAAGTTGGGTTGTTTCTGTTGGTTGTTGTGGTTTAAAAGGTTTATTTACTTCTTCTTTTTTCTTTTTAAAAGGATTTTTTCCAGGCGTACTCTGAAGACCACCTTTACCGAAAGTTACAGCCATTTTAAGCACCACTCCCAGCCGTAACATCGTTAGGCTGTATTTCCATACCTTGATTTGCGTCTTTAGATTGGTCGGTTTGTAAGTTTTCAAGAAGGCTAACTGGTGGGACTAAATTTATTTCAAGATTAAGTTGTTTTCTAATTTGTTCTTCTATAAATTTCTGGTCGTGTGCAAAAAGCGTTTCGTGGGCTAAATATTCCATCTTGCCCCCACTTTCTGTTGAGCCAGCTTGTCCGAATAATATTAAAGGCAATCCTAAGGCTCTATAAAACTTATTTCTTATCTCATCTCTCCATTGAGTAACCATCTGAGAAACGTTTACTTGCACAACTTCAAAGTTAACGCTGTTTGCGTCATCTGGAATATAGATGTTTTCTCCTTTGTTTACTGCGTCGTCCATCTTTTTAATAAAACTTGCAATCTTAATCGTATCATCTGTGCCAAGTTTAAACATAATCATAGGTCTTGCTTGTCTGTGCATAATCTTCTTAAGGTCTGTAAAGCTCTCATTCTCAGCTAAGATTGTCTGTTCCATAGATTTTATATCGCTTATTCCGTGTATCTGGTCTGCTAATCTATTATTGCTTAAATGAAAAATCTCATCTGGCTTGAACTTTATAACTTGCTTTGTTCCGTTTGGAGTTTTGTTTGTCTGCTCATATCTCTTTATTATTCCATACTTATCGCAGATTATTTTCATAGAACCAGCGTCTAAAGGTTTAAGATTTAAAAGTTCTTCTGTTTTTGGGTCTCTTATAATTTCTGCGTAACTATCCCCATTTATCCGAGAAATAACAACTGCGTTAAATAAAATGTCTAAAAACGTATCTTTCCCCCAACCTTTAATATGCCTTAAAACTGCTTCTGTTCTTCCGTTCTTTGTTGTGTAGCCCTTTCCAACAACCCATATAGCCTTCATAAGCATTGCACTCTTTAGGTCTGGGAGAGAATTAAAATAGCCCCAATATTGCGACCAATCTGCGTTTTGATATTCTGTCTCATCTTGCCCAGTTGCACCATCAGTATTCATACTATCAATAGTAATATCAGAAACTCTATTAGTCATATCTCCGTATGCTGTATTTGCTATTTTTAGTTCTGGCATAGTTTTTTTAAGTTTTCCATATTTATAAATCTACCACAACGGGTATATAACAAATAAATTGAGAGTTATCCGTTAGTAGCATATATCCAGCGTCATCGTATCTATTCTTAGGGTCGTGGCCCATATAGACAGCACCATTCCCACCCTTTCCATAAATCTTAACATTAACTCTTAGTATGTCCCCTTTCTTAAAGTGGCATAGGCTTGTATCAAACTTAACACACATCATAGTCTCTCTTGAATAAGTTGCAGTTCCACCAGTATGCGAGATTTCATTTCCTCTCGCTGTTCCTATTGTTGTCTCTACACCATTACTAACTTTTATATAAGTTATCTCGGGATATGCTTCATAAGAACCCATTATGTCCCCCAGACAAAGACGGGTATGCTAAAAACACACGTCCCCTTTGTTGATATTGGTTTATTTATTGGTAAGTCAAAGTTTTTATTAATGTAAGCAAAGTAAGAGCCAGACATACCATAAGATGTTTTTCCAGAAGTTATTGCGTCTGCGTATGGTGTGCTTCTTGTTAAATATCCACCAGATAGAACTCCACCACCATTGGCATCAATAGCACCATAGAGAGTAACAACTCCCGCCCCGTCTGCTAAGTCCATAAAATCATAATTTGTTAAACTTGTTGGAGACTTTTTTCTATAAACTACTGGAACGCCCATTTTTAACTCCCTGAAGAAACCATTGTTTCTTTTTTGGTATCATCTTTTAAACACGCTAAATTTGTTGCAATGTTATCCTTAAGAAAATCAAGCATAGTCATAGCTTCATAAGAACTGGTATAACCGCTCATATCATAATTTATAATTTTCATAGCAACCATATCGCTTATAACATCATCTAAAATTCCTTTAAAGTTTGTAAGTGTTGAACCTGAGAGAGTAAGCCAATCCCGTCGGGTTATAGCGTTTAAGTTTGCCTGAGCTTGGTCATAGTATTTAGTATAGATTGTTGGATTTCCTTGTAAAGTTGAACTGCAATTTGCCCCAGCCTTACTGAAGCACGCCCCACTTGTTGTTAATTCAAAACTCATTTTTGCCTCATAAAGTTTATTAAAAGTTCTAAACTTTCTCTGATTGAGTATGCGTCGTTAGAAATAAGAACTTTGCTTTGTTCTGCTTTTTGTTCTTTTGGGTCTATAATCTTTGCTAAGATGTCTGCTGTTGTATACTTATCCATAGATTTCTTAATAACACCATATATTTAAGCGTTTGTCCCTCGCACACCAGCAAGCACGAATTAAGGCTTCTGCTATATGAGTATAATTCCCAAATATTCTAAACTTAGTCGGAGACTTTGCTTCTGTGATGTATTCATACTGAACAGACTTAAGAGAGAGAAAAATCTCATCATCGTCTAATAGTTTAAGTGTCCCTTGTTCCATAAGCATAAGCATATTATTGTATAAGTCTTCTTTAAGAATTTTCTTTTTATGCTTATCATCTCTATCCAAACTTCTTGCTCTATTGTTTATCGCTTCAACCTTATTCTTAGTCTGAGGGTGTTCTAAGCCAAAGTCCATTATTGATACACCAATTCCGCCGTCATCAATAAAGATTTTCTTAAAGTGGTATTGCTTATCAATTTCAAGCATTTTATTGAAAGTTTGATTAAGTCTTGTCTTTGTTGTTATAATGTTCTCAACTTGCAAAATATTGTTTCTGTCTGTTCTATCTAAGATTGAGAACACACTTTGGTCTTCACCCAATCTTGCAATATCCATACCGCAGAAGTAATCGTGGTTTTCTCTAAATCTTGTTCTCTTTAAAATCATACACTTCTGAATAAGGCTGTCTGGGAAGAACTGAGAAAAATCTGTAACAAACTCCCCTAAATATTCTTGGGCATACTCTCTAACACTCATCATTTTCTTTTCTCTTTCTAAGTGTTCAATAGCTTTCTGTTTTTGATATTCTGTCCAACTCTCACTTATCTTTCTATCTCTTATCGCTTTTTCGCTGTTAATATGGAAAACCTTAAAGGTGGGGTCATTAAAACATCTCCAGAAGTAGCCGTCCTTTCCGTGTGGAGTGCTAACCAAAACAATGTCTCCCCCCGTCGTAAGCAACATAGGAGTTACTGCTGAAAATACTTCATCTGGAACAAAAGCACACTCATCAACAATAAGTTTGTCTATTGTAAACCCTCTAATACCTATACCTGCTGTCCCTGTTGGAAGACTACGAATAATAGAACCATTGATTAGCTTAAGGGTGTGTGTTGTGGGCCTATCCTTTCCTTTTTTAAGAAGTTTCGGTGCTTTTGTCTCTACATAGTTTAAACATTTTAAAAATAGTTCTGTTGCTTGCCTTTCTGTGCAAGAAATAATCAAAACAGACTTATTCTTATTGTTTATAACATAATTTCCAGCATCTATGCTTATTATTGTTGACTTTCCAACCTGTCTGCCTGAGCATAAGAGCTTATTCCCCTTTGTTTGCAATATTTCTTTCTGCCAATCGTCAAGAACTATCATAAAACTTTAAAACTTACAAGAAAATTCCCGTTTAAATCTACTTGTCCAGCCTCAATATGCTCTTTAAGTTTCTGAGACATATCCTTTGGCTTAGCCTGAACAAACTCTATAATCTTTCCTTTTTTATCTATTATGCAAACATCAATAGGAGAGTGAGAACCAGCGGAACGAAAAGAAATAAAGCCTTTATCCCTTGCTTCATTTACTATCTTTCTCTCTTTTCGAACACCCTTTTGATAGTTTTTGTTCATCTTTAACACCTGAGAGCTTTTTATGAATATCATCAAACATCTCTTTCTTTAGTTTCTCATCTTTTGAGAGTTCTAACATTTTCTTTCTTAACTTTTCATAAAACTTATTCTCAACTTCTTGAAAAGTCTCATATATCTCTTTCTTTTCTGCCTCTGTATATCTCTGTCTTCTTTGGTGAAGTCCACATAAACCAGACTTGTTAAGAACGGGGTGTATAGGCTTCCCACAAATATCACAACGTTTCATATTATTCTTTGGGTGTGGCATTTTATTCTTTTTGTTTTTTTAATTCTTCTAATTTAATTTTAGCATTTTTAATCTCTAAATCTAAAGCTTCTTTCTTTCTTGCTATCGTTAAGGGATTATTATAAGCGTCTATTCCTTTATCTTTTAACATTATGGCCATACCTATTCTTGAAGCTTCACTCCACGAGATATTATATTCATTTGCTAAATCTGAAAATTCAGGACTAACCGATATACATTTTATCATAATTTCCACTTATCCCCTAAAACTTCTTTTCCTTCTTCTTTTATTATTTTTTCTTCTTCTCTTAATTTTTTTATCCATTCCACTTCTTTTTCTTCGGGAATTGTTAGAATACCTTTTATGACAATAAGTTCTTCCATTTTCATAATTGCTTTTAAACATTCAATAGCCATCTTTTCCGAGACACCACATTCAACTTGAATTAAAGAGCATAACTTTTCAATATCAATATTTAACCATTTTGGGTCTTTTCCTCTTTTTATATTCGGAACAATCTGATTAACTAAAAAATTCATTACTTTTTGTCTTTTTGAAATATATAACATACAGATATATAATAATGCTACTATATAAACCTTTCTATTATTTTTTTTTTATTTTTCTTCTTTTTTTTTAATTGGTTGTCTAAGCACTAGTTATTATTATATAACTATAATTATATAAAAACTACTACACTCTCTCTCTCTCCTAGAAAAAAAACGTTAGAAAAAAAAGAAAAATTTTAAACTAAAGGGAATTTTTATATAATTTCTTTTTTACGAAGTAAAAATGCCATAATTTT